ACAGTTTCACCTACTACCAGTGGGTTGATGGTTGCCGAGAAAGTGGTTGCAGGTGAGGGATTCGAACCCTCGCGGCTGTTACACCCTAATGGTTTAGCAAACCATCCTCTTAGGCCACTTGAGTAACCTTCCTTTAAAGAGAGGTTTCGGGTCTTTCAGGGTTTCTGGTTGAGTGCAATAAGTGACGCCTACCTACTATAAACCCTTTTTCAGTAACTAATACACTCTACCTCCCAACTACAGCTTCACTACCTCTCTCTGTTGGCAAGAAGGGACTCGAACCCTCATGTGACCAGTTACTCTTTCTACAAGGTATAAGCTTGAGGAGATACTTGCCAGTATTTAGTGATCCGAGAAGGATTCGAACCTTCGACCGTCGCATTAGAAGTGCGATGCTCTATCCAACTGAGCTACCGGACCATGTTTTAAGGGGCTACCTACCTTATTGTCGCGAACAACTTGTAGCCGGAAACCTTAGTCTCCCCTTCTTTGTACACCCGGCCGGAATCGAACCGGCATGCTTGCGCGAGGGATTTTAAGTCCCTTGTGTCTACCTGTTTCACCACGGGTGCAATAAAATATAAATATTAGTTAAGTTGAACTTTAATAAGATCTTCAATGAACTTGTTATAGTCCTCAGTGAAGTCATTTAACATGTCTTGAAGCGCCTGAGTGTAACCACGCATCCAGATGATTTCATTATCTGTATATTCGCGTGATGGAGAAATCATTTCTTCTTTATTCTCCTCAATTGCTTCAACTAACGTTTGCTTAAACTTATCCATAACATTTATTTTTTTCTATGATATAAATATAACATCTATTTATGCGGTAGCCAAACTTTAGAACGGTAAGTTACCCCAGCTCATACTACTTGAGGAAGCCGTTTCCATATTATCGTATGGATCAAAGTATGATTTGGTCTTGTAAGAGTCTTTAGAAGAAGTATCTGTTGTTGTAGACTTAACTTGTTTAGTTTTAATCTTTTTAATGATTTGAAAGTACTTCTTCTTATCAATCTTTTCAATATCTTCCCAGTGTTTAAACTGTTTACCTACTCGAGTATCATAAGCGTATCGTGCCTTGTATGAGATTGTGATAGCTGGGTGATTTACTCGAAGTGGGAATTTAGAAGATGGGTTATCTTGAAATGGTATTCTCACCTCAACTACATCTTTTGACTTCATATATTGTGAATTAAAGAAGTCAATAGTATATAGAACATTTCCCTTCTCATCCAACTTCGAAAGTTGGATAAGTTCTTTAGTTAAGAAGTGTTCTGCTGATTTTGTTTTTATTATTTTATCTCCAGTAGGACTAGCCTGAACTGATTCAAAATCATAGTCATTATTTCCTAATACAAACCCCAACTGGAAGAAATCCTTAATAGTATTAAGTTCTTCAACTGTTAAAGGCTCAGTTAAGGAAAAGTCAATATCAGGTTTACGCTTATTAAAATTGTATTCCATAATGTCCATAACATACAGCCCTAAACTACCACCTAAAACCAACTTATTACACATACCCAATAGTGGATATACAATTTCCTCAATATTAGAGGGTAGTGGAATCACATCTAGAGGTTGTTTCCATGGATTAGGATTATTTAATGAAATTTTCGATGCCATTATCGGGTAATTTTAATTTTAGCTCCTGGGAGTTCTTCATTGATAGGTGAACGTGAACTATGAACCCACAAAATAGGTTTCATCGGTTTTGTTTCAGGAGCACTACATTCACCATCAGTAAAATATACCAAGCTTGTATATTTCTTTAGGTTTGCATTGTAATAATCTAGGACGGGATCAAATTCAGTCCCACCTCTTCCCAATACACTGATTTCATTTTTGCCTCTATAAGGCTCAATAGATCTGATAGAAGTATCACACTGTACCACAGTAATATCTACTCCTGCCTTGTGAATATGATGAATCTCATTCATAAACTCAGTAAGCTCATCATTACTAACTGAACCTGAGGTATCAATAGCAAGTAACATGTGCTGACGCATCTTAATCTTCAGACCTGGATTATCTTCATATCTACGGTTCTCTTTTCTTCTAATCTTCTTAGTAAATACCTTAGTACTTACTCCTGTAAATCTTCTGAGATAACCTTTCCAATCAAATTTAGGTGCAGTAAACTCCTCAACCACAATTAGACCTTCAATTTCACCTGGTACATTACCACGTTTCTTTACAGTCTGTTCTTTTGCATCTTGAAGGATCTTCTGAACCTGCTTTTCAATTAGTTTTTTCTCAGCATCAGGCATGTCCTCAAACTCTTCCCATGTAGAATGATCTGGTATGTCTCCATTTGCTATATCATCAAGCAATTTGTCCATTCCTTGATTACCTGTAGTACCTTGTTTATCCTTCTCATCTTGAAGACGGAGAAGCTGGTCATAGTAATATCTACAACCAGCCTTTTTATCCAGTTTAAGATCTTCATAATCCTCAATTCTGATACCTCCTTCTGGCAGCCAAGAGTCTTCAATATACTGATTAATTTCCATATCCATGGCAACATTTGCAAGCTTTTTGTTACTAAAAGAACTAAAACTTACAAGGTGACCAAATGCAATATGGAGTAATTCATGTTTCAGTAAGCCCATTTTATGATCATCACTTAGACCCATCCAGAATTCCTCATTGATGGCTAATTGATAATTAATATTCTGTTTGCTTACTCCTGCAGTTGGGAGATCTTTTCTCCAAACTTTATTCAACATAATGAGAAAGAACCCGTAATAGGGCTCTTTCAACATTAAATCTTTACTTATTTTACTAAGACTCTGTGCTTTGTCCATCATCTCTTATTTTTACATTGATGTCTACTTTGTCCATTGGATACCCTATGCTTCCTAACATACTGGTCAAATCCCGGATGAAAAATTCCAGGAACGTTTCTATTACATGCTTGGCTGCTTTATTATTAGTAATAATACCAAGCACACGTGCAGATGATAATGCTATGGCTTCATCACCAATTACATCAGCAATTCTCTGTGCAGTTTTTGGAACTTCTTTCTTCCATTGTCCAAATGGTTGTCCCGAAAATTTATACAATAATACTAGCTCATTGTTATCAAGTGTACTGTTCTCAATTGCATGAAATGCAACTATGTGGTTATCAGCATCACTTGACTGAAACATGTTAATCAGATTTTTTAATTCATCTCTTGTCATTAGTCTTCAATTTTTAAGGTTTTAATTGCCCATTCTTTTAATTCACCAGATGCAATCATATCTAACCATTCTTTAGCTGAAGGAATGTAATTGTTACAGTCTTCTTTTACATGTTGTTCACCAACATATCTTATATACACTCTTTTACCTTCAGAATTATACATGTGATCTCCAAAGACTTGTTCACATTCAAATATACCTTCACTGTGGTGACGGAATATTCTATGTTTACTATGTCCTATCCATGCTTTAGTTTCATCAAACCAATTATGAATCTTAATATAATCTTCTGGAATACCCCCAAACTTTCTAGCTGATGATACAGCATGTTGATACGGATGTGCCATGTTACAAAGTTTTGTCTACTAGTGCACCTTCATGAATGTAAGTTTCTGTTTGAGTATATCTAACATCATTAATGATTTTATACTTACCAGAAGCAACTATGATACATACTGATCCTGAACCTCCATCATTGTTCCACCAATCTTCAATATCATTGAGTAATTTCTCCTCAACAAAATGTTCAATATCAGAAGCAAGACCAGAATCAAGATCTTCTAATTTCATTGCTTCAGTACCCCATATATACAATTCATCAATAAGATCAAATGCAGATTCTTCATCTTCATGTAATTTTTGTATAGTATAAACTACACCTTCAATCGCACCAGAGTCTCCTCCACCTTCATATTGTACCTTAATACCGGTTACTCCCAAGTCAGCTAATCTGACAAGGGTTCCAATCATATCCATTTCTTTCATACTATTTGATTTTGTAAAACCTGCCAAGGATATTGGCATTTAGATATTCTTCTTTCTCAAGCACTTCTCTTACAAATTGTGATTTAGTCTCATGATATGTCAGCTCTGTCTTTGAGAAACATATCCTAACCATAAATCTCTTTATAGGAATTCCTGCTTTATGTGCATTCTGTAGCACTGCATTACTGCTGTAATAATTTTGATAGTTAGTTTTACTAACAAGAGTGTATTTAGATGCTCTTTTATCT